TTCATCTGCTGTGGATGGATTTATTACAAAATTTTTCAATTCGCGACCTCTTAAATCTAAATTGCCATGCATATAGAAATTACCCGCTTTGTATTGTCCATAATCTTTAGCAGCATAGATAAATTGAGCGGTGTAATTTTCATCGGTATATTTTTCTTTATATCCCCAAACAATAGCAGCACCATCGGGTTCCAAGCTCATAGACAGAATCTTTTTACTCGGTTCGTTTTCCCATTGAGTTGTTCCGATTTTACCGACATTCGTTTTTTCATTGACGAGTACCAGTCCGCTTTTATCCAAAGTTATACAGTCATTATGCAGATTATCCGCCTCGATGACGAAACCACCTATATAACCTTTAACAGCTCTTAATTCTCCATTGTCATTAACACTGAATGAGCTATTTCCCAAATCTATAGAGCCTTTCTTTATAACCATACTTCCACCGGTATTCAAATCCCACACGACATTTCCGTCTTGCGACATTAATACACCCGTTCGAACTCTATCGGCACTCATATGACCGACGGTTATACGATTCGCGACAATCGCACCGTCCATAGTTATACCGAGATTTAGCTTATATGGTTTTCCGTTGTTCCAAAAGGTATCGGTTTTATCATCGGCATCGCCTTGAGGAGCATCCTGATTGGCATATTCCGTATAATGACCGAGACCGTTAACGTTCCATATCCAAAAGTGTTCCGAACGTGTATAGTCCTTACCTGAAGATACGACTAAAGCCTCTGAATGTTGTCCATTTTGATTATTTGTAATCAATGACACATAACCGTTTGTATTCTCCCTCAGCATTTTATCGGCGTTTGCTTGTGCGTTCTTTAATATTGTAGAATGCGGTGATTCTATCTCTGAAGACACCGAACTCATGGTTTCAGATAACGAAGATGTACCTGAAGTGTTCAAAAGAGTCTTTTCGAGAGTATATTTTGCACTGTCAGGCTTATCAAGCTCTATGCTCAGTTCAGTTACCGTAAACAAGGTATTCATTCCGTGTGGATAAGAAATACATCTTATACGATCAAGAATTTTTACCGGCTCGTTAATATTCGACAAATATCGCAAATCGACTGCCGATACTTCAAGAGTCATTTGGTCAAACTGATGTTCTTTTATATAATCTCGTGTCTTCTTTAAAAGTTCGATTGAATCCTTTGTCTCGCTGAAATCTGCAACGGCTTCAACTCGTCCGTATATATCTTTAAGGCAATAGAACTCCTCGTTTTCGTTCTTCAAGTACACATTCGCATATGTTCCGTCTGTTTCGATCTTAGCGGTAATCGTAGATGTAACCTTATTATCGCTATCAATACTGTAATCAAGAAATTCAACCATAACGGTATCTTTCTTATTTGTTTTTGTGTCTACTCGTATCGTCGGAACAGTAACCGAGTTATCCAACGTCTTACTTTCAATAGTAATATAACCGTTTTTATCCACTTTGTATTTATAGACTAAATTTCCATTTTCGTCTTTTTTGTCGGGATAAATATAAATCAAATTTCCATCTTCATTGTGAGTAAGTTTTCCATCTTTATCTCGCTCATAATATCCGATTTCTTCTTTATCAACCACATCTCCCTTAGGAATATCGGACAGTGTTACATAAGTATCAAACGCATCCGAATCCTCGGTTGATTCCTGTTCTATGGTTGCACCTCTCGGAATTAAGACCGTTGCCAAATCTGTTAAATCCCAATTCTTTGTGAAATCTAAAAGATTATCGCCGAATCTTATAATTTGCGAGTTCTCATTAAGTTGGTATTCTTCTTTTATCAGACTTATATATTTCTTATCGCCGATTCTTTTTATACAGAGATGACATTCAAAAGCATTGACAACATTTTCGTTTATAGCATCTAATGTCTTTCCGTAATCGGTAACAATTTCTTCTGCAAATGGCTCGTTGTAGTTATAGATATATGCTTCATCAATGTAAAACTTATATCTTTCTTCATCATCGCCATATCGTTTATTATGGTTGTCCAAAACAGATGTCAGAAAGCTTCCGACAGTCGTTCCCTCCGGATACTTTGCTTGAGGTTGAATTGTATCATTCAAATATGACAGTTCACCCTCACAAGTTAAAGTTCGGTTATTCCAGAAATTCATTTTTTCAGAGAGTATTCTGCCTCTCCATAATTCTTGTTTGTCCCGATATACGATTATTTCAGATGTCATACGTTTCAATATATCATATCCGGCGTTTCCCGGTGGAAGAGTTATTTCCAGAGAGCCTGCGGCATTGTCCTTTAACGTAAGTTTTGGACTGTCTGCTTTTCGGCTCTCTGTAGGAGATACATCACTGTAAATCATAACGCCGTCACCCATTATACTATACATTGATTATAACCTCCCCACTCTAAAATCTATTGAAACAGTACCTACTCCTTTGAAATACATTTTATACGGTTCGGTTTGTCCATAGAAAATGAAATCGGGAGCAAATGTTGTTCCGCCTTTAAAATTCATTGTAATGTCGATACCCAAATATGAATTGACAAATCGAATATCTATACCTTTATCCAATTCACCGCAACTGCTTTTGGGACACCTCAATATTCCGTTATTATAGGTTAATAAGTTATGATGAGTCGGGCATTTTGGTTTAAATGTTATCGTTGGTGAAATCGGAACACCGCCAAAGAAAGTATTCATTGAATCGGAATCCAAAGTATATGGTGGAAATTGCATTTCACTAAATCCATTTTGATTATCTATTTCTATATCGGTACATATGGTATCCCAAGTAACTCCTGTTTCAAAGTTAAACGGATCCCACAGCCAATCAGAAGTAGATGATGATATATTCCATTTAAACGGATTCACATTGTACCCGATTGTTATAACAGACCAAGTATCATCTGACTCCCACGAATCTACTGTAAAACGCCCTTGATAAAACCATGTTGGATCATCGTCCAAAACCGCATATAAGCATTTTCCATGTAAATACTCCATAATTTCCGAATACCTTTGAGCCCAACGATTACGATCATTCGACTCTAAAACAATACGGTTACCGACCTCGTAATCATTCATAACCTTAAATTTAAATGTACCGGTACGGTTATTGTACGTTGGGTAACGCGTAAGAGCCTCCGATAAATCCAGAGATCCGTTTCCTCCCGGTACATCTATATAATTCGTCTTTGGTTCGGGTGGAGCAAAGACCGGACGGGATTCGGCTAATATATGCCAATCATCCCATGTATTTTTACAGTCCACTTTTGTATTCTTATCATGCGATTTTAGAATATCGTCAGGACTTTTAAAAAATGTTATCGATTGAATCATATATTACCTCTCCTTTTCATCATTGCTGCTACACCAAGACTTCTGTCCATTTCAGGACTTATTGCGCCGACCAATTCGCCTGTATCCATCACGACTTGTAATTGACTTACTTTATCTACCAAGTCAGACAAATCACTTTTCAAGCCGTCTATTGCATCTACAATCTGACCGTTTGATTGTGTATTCGCATCTGCCAACTTTGATATAGCATCGCCAAACTGATATGCTAATCCATTTTGATTTTTAGACACAACACTCATTCCTAGAGCAATACTTCTGTTTGCCGAAAGTGTGCTATCCACTTGATTAAGCCCATTCTGCACATTTGTCATATCCAAAATAGGACTTATGGTTGGTGTTATCTCCATATCACTATCGATTATTGTAGACATATCACTTATCAATCTGCTTACAGACTGAATTGTACCACGTGCCATATCAGCACTCGCTTTAGAAGCATCATTACTTCGATTAGTAATACCGCCTATCAAACCCTCAACCATATATTCACCGATTCTGGCAAATACTCGCGATGGTGAGTGTATCTCGGCAGTATCTTGAGTTATTTTCGTTCCGGCAGAAATAAGACTCTCCAAAGTTTTAAGAAATTCAGGTTGTTTGCTTTCTACACCGTCAATTAATCCGTCGACCATATATTCGCCGAGTTCATCCCAACCGGCAGAACCTAAAACGGTGCTGGCTACAGAAACAATTTCTTGGAATTTTTCCTCTGTATCGTCTTTAATAGCACCGATATTTTTTAGGAAAGAGTCTTTTAATTCACCTAGTTTTTCATCGGTGTCTTTCTTCAAGTCATCCAAATCCGAATTATATGTGGTTTTAAGATCTTTAATCTGGCTATTTGTTTCTTTGCGTAAGTCGGTTAATTCATCAGTTGCTCTGTCTGTTGCTTCTTTATGCTTTTCAGCCCACAAATTTGCATATTGCGAAAGTTGGGCATCAGTCATAGAATTCAAGCCTCGAATATTAGCAATAGCTGATGGTCCCATTTCCTGAAGTTCTTCTATCAATGCTTGGTTTAGTCCTCGTTTAGATAGTTGTTGAAGTGTATAGTCCCAATCCTCAAACTCTGCAACTTGATCTTGAAGATTTTTTGTCAATTCGGAAACACCGGTTTTTCCTTTTTGCTCCACCTTATCAAACAAACCATATGCATTATAAAGTGACTGAATCCTTGAATTGAGGGTATCCGAATAATTATCTTCCAGTTCTTTAATGTCCTGTTCGAGTTTTTCGTTTAATTCCTTTTCTTTCTCGACGTAATCATCCTTAACATTTTGACAATCATCAAGAAAGTCTTTATAAGCGTTGTAGATTTCTTTTTGCGTGGCATAGATTTCTTTTTCGTACTTTTTACGTGTTTCCTTATCTCGCTTACCGTATTTATTCAGCATACGAGTATTCCACGCTAATTTGTCGGCTAAAGAATATTCCCCACGATCCTCTTGGTCTTGAATCCAGTCCATAGAATTCTGATAATTAGCATCAACCAGTAGTTTATTAAGGTATTCACCCTCTTTAACGGCATTTGACCATGCAACCGAACCCTCTTCTAAAGTTGCAATCAGACGTTTGTTAGCTTCTATCTCGTCTTCCAACGCATCTATATTACCGTCAATAAGTTCGTGCTTTAGATCGTAAATCTTTTTATCGATTTCTATTCGTTCTTCACTACCGTCTTCATATCTTGCCTGAACTCGTTCCCAAGCTTCAAGTTCACCTTTAGTATCTAAACGATTATAATCTTTTTCGGTTTCAATCCAATTCTTAGATGTACTATATTCCGCATCTTTTAACAACTTACGAAGATATATACCTTCTTTTACAGCATTAGAATAAGCAACTGTTTCTTCTTCCAATGATGCTATTAAGTCATCATTAGCCTGAATTTCTCTTTCCAGTGCATATACATCTCCGTCAATAAGTTCGTGTTTCAGATCGTAAATCTTTTTATCGATTTCTGCTCGTTCGTCTGTACCCTCAATGTATCGCTCTTGAACTCGTTTCCAAGCCTCGAGTTCCTCTTTGGTACTCATACGATTGTAATCTTTTTCTTTATCGATCCAATCCTTAGAATTCTGATAATCTTCTTCTCTTAATTCCTTAAGAACTGCATAAGCATTTTTTTCAGCCTTCAGTCTCTCTTCGCTACCCTCAGAGTATTTTGAAATCATAGTATCCCATATTTCAAGTTCCTCCGCCAAACTCAACTCGTCGAAAGACTTTGCTTCTTCTACCCATTTTTCGACATCATCAAAAGACTTTTTCGCCACACTCTTAACTTTTGCTGCTGACGCTTCAGTTTCATCAACTGCTCTATATGCGTTATCTCGTATACCGTTTGCTAAGCCTTCACCGATATATCTACCGATTGCTATAAAAGCCCTAGATGGAGAATGTATTCCTAACGCTTCTTTTGCGGCAGCTAATGAACTTGTAGCCAAGCTTACTGCGGCAGCTATAGCCGAAGAACTACCCGAGCTAATACCCGACGCTAGTCCTAATGCCATGTTATAACCTGCTGCTCTATAACCCCCCACTTGATTATTTGCGCTATTTATGCCGGCTGATGCCATGTTGTTTATAGCAGACATAACTGTCACATTAGACGATACTATTCCTACAGCCAAAGAATTCCCCAAATTAGCACCGCTTGATTGGAATTCTCCCATTCTGCTTTGCAATGCCGAAGCTGCTGATTCAACTATTAACGATACCGCTTGTGAAATGTTTCCCGATGCAGAAATGAGTGAATTTACAAAATCGTTTATTCCTTGCGTTCCGGCTGAAGCAAATGCCGTATTTAGAGAGGATAAACTATTGTATAGTCCTGAAAAATCTGCCCCGCTAATATCATTAACAAAAATCATAAGATTTTCCCCGAAAGATTTCAAAGAATCTCCATAATTTTGTAGACTATCGACACCACTAGTATCATTGACTAATTCTGCCAACATTTTTCCTGCGTTTACAGACGCTTCGATGCCTCCGGTGTTAATACCAGATACTATATCTCCGTAATTCTTTATTGCATTTCCGAACGAAATTATTTGTGTACCAAAATCGCCTATATCATTATTACCAGCTAGCATTCCAGCTAACCCGCCTGAGTTCGGAAGAGTTTTCGCTAACTCCATGAGTAATTTTCCAGCCGCGACAGACGACTCAACTCCACTAACGTCTATGCCCGAAACTGTATCTCCATAATCTTTTATGGCTTTTCCATAAGTTTTTAATTGTTCTCCAAAATCGCCTATATCATTATTACCAGCTAGCATTCCAGCTAACCCGCCTGAGTTCGGAAGAGTCTTTGCCAGTTCAGATAGAGCTTTTCCAGCCGCGACGGATGCTTCGATACCACTTGTATCTATGCCCGATACAGTATCGCCATATCCTTTTATTGCTTCGCCGAACACTTTTAATTGAGTGCCAAACTGTGCAAAAGATGATTCACCAGTTAGCCATGAAGTTATCGATTCTAACAGTCCTGCACCGGTCAGTGCCAAAATTGTATTTGTTAATGTCTGTATATTGGATAGCAAACTACCATCTATGTTCTTAGCACCTTCTATAAACGGCGACAAATTCGTCATAAACATAGAAAGATTGGATGCCATCTCTGGTAATGCAGATGTGGTGCCGTCAAGAAATCCTCCTGCAATTCCACCTATAAATTGACCAATTGCTGTACCGATTATTTGAAGAAAATCCCCACCTTCGGATATCAGCCATTCTAATCCGGGTATTTGAGATAAAGCACCTAATGCGGCAATCACAAGTGACAATTCTGCAACGACCGCTCCAAATGCCAACACTCCAACCATTGCCCCTGCTGCCAACGCCGTCATAGCATTTAATGCCAACATAAATGCTGTAATAGCAGCTATACCTGTAATAAATGATTCAGCACTAATATTACCCAATGCTTCAACCGCACTTTCAGCTATGCTCTTAAAAATATCAAATAATAAAGTGACTATTTTAGGTGAATATGTTTTAACGGTCTCTAATACTCCGACTATTATTTTGAAAATACCGTCTGCTAACGCTGGTATACATTCTACACAAATATTGATAGCTTCCAACAATAGTGCTTTAAAGGCTTGTCCTATTGCTGGTGCACTCAGTATAATAGCATTACATATACCTTCAATAGCTTCTGCTATGACACCAACCATTGAAGGTATTAGCTCTAATATACCAGTTATCGTGACACTTAAAGCTTCTACAAAAGCTGCTGCTCCTACTGCCCCAGCAGTAGACAATATCGAAAAAGCAGTTGCAAATGCCATAACCCCCGCACCTGCTGCTAAACATGCTACGCCCAACAATGCAACCGCGCCACTAATAGCCAATATAACTGGTGCTACCGGTTCCAAAGCGTATCCTGCAACTCCTATAATCGCCATTGTAGCAGCTATTGAAACTATCCCCTTTACTATTTCATCAACAGACATACTACCTAAGGATTGTAATACTGGTACCATAAGATTTAATGCTGTAGCCATGATCACCAAAGCTGCTGAGCTTGCCAGTATATTGCCAGACATACCCGATAACAATTCAAATCCGGCGCATATAGCTAATATACCAGCTATTGCAGCTCCTGCTTTACCTAAATCAGGCCATTGCATCTGTCCAAATTTACTACATACATCTGCAAATATCTCTAATGCAGCTCCTATTATTACTAATGAAGTTGCTGAGCGTAAT